CTGCAGGCGCCGTCTCGACGCGCGCCACGAGCAGGTCGATGCGGTTGTAGCCGGGAACGCCGTTGTCGATGTTGACCTCCTCGTAGTCGCCCTCGATCTCCCACTGGCGCCCGCAGACGGACGCCACGCCGAAGAGCACGCGCAGGGTGTTGGAGTCGGTCATGGTGCAGGCGAGCTTCTGGCCGACGGGCAGCACGTAGCAGCCGTTGCCGAGCAGGCCCGCGGTCAGGTGCGCCGCATTGGCGGAGGTGACGTGGTCCTCGTTCTGGCGCGATGTCACGAAGTGCGGCACGGCCTACCTCCTCCCCTCGTTGGCGAACTCGGTCATGTCGCGGTCGTGGGTCTCCATGATCGAGCGGTACTTGACTGCGCACGCCGGGCACAGCGTCATCCTCATGGGCACGCCGTGGGTGTCCGTGTACTCCACGTCCAGCCACTCGCTGTATCGCTTATCCTCGGGCTGCAGGTGCTCGATGGGCAGGATCCCGCCCGCGTGCACCGACTCGGCCCGGTCGCACGCGACCCGCTCGTATCCCTTCTCCCTTGCCATTGTCATACCTCCATCGCTGTCTTGGTCTCGTATGTGATCTCGTCGCCGCTGACGGTCGCCACCTTCGCGGCCACCGTGGTGACGACGCTGACGCCGTGCCTCGTGGACACGCCGCCCACGACGTCGTCCACCTCGTAGCGGGCGTCGGCGGCGTTCTTCAGGCCGCACTTGCGCAGGTCGGCCTGGTAGTCCCTGAGCCGCTGCGTCCCGTACTCCTCCAGCTCCGCCTCGTCGGCGCTCGGGTTGTCGTAGGCCTCCTCCACGTGGTAGGGGCCGAAGAGCGTCTGCGTCCCGGACACGTTGCCGTTCCTGTCCGCGTACAGGTCGATCACGGTGCGCGCCGCGCCCTCGCCCGTGCCCATGCAGTGCAGGTGGTTGACGGGACGGCGCGTCGAGATCTCGAACGGCACCAGGTCGCCGTCGATGCCCTCGTCCACGTAGTCGCCGCGCGGCACCGCCGAGAGGACGGCGCGCCTCCTGGCGCCGTCGTAGCGGATCCGCAGCTTCGCGCCGACGCTCGCGAGCATCGCGCGGATCTGGCTGTAGCCGCCCATGCGCTCTCCCTCGCGCGTGAACTTCCAGCCGGACACCTCCAGGCCGCTCGCGGCGGTCTCCGCCGCCATGCAGTAGGCCAGCCCCAGCCTCTCGACCAGACGGCCGATGACGGCGTTGCAGTCGCCGGACTCCACCAGGTGGCCCTGCCCAGCCGGCGGCTTGACGAGGCTGGACTCCAGGATGCCGTGCCAGGTGCGCCCCACGGCGGTCACGTAGTCGGCCTCGGTGTCGATGTCCAGCCCGTCCACCCGCCCCCCGTACTCCGTGCCGTCGATCATGAGGTAGCTGCCCTCCGCGATGCCGGCGTCGTCCTGCACCTTGAGCGAGAAGCTGTTGTAGACGCCGATGGAGAAGTCCCCCTCCGCGAACCTCAGGAAGCCCAGCTCGCGCAGCTGCGCGTCCGCGTAGATCACTCCAGCCATGGCGTCGGCCTCTCGTCGTACAGGGTCACGGACACGTTGTAGCTGCCCGACCACGCCGCCGTGAGGCTGCCCACGGGCACCTCGGCGAACACGTTGGCGCCGGGCTCGCGGACGCCGGCGGCGAACGCCGAGCGCTCGGTGCCGTCTGAGTGGCGCAGGACGATGCCCCTGTCGCCGAAGCCCCGGACTATCAGCAGCTGCCCCGCCTGCACCTCTGTCTTGACCTGGTAGCGGTTGGCTCCGATGATCACGTAGGGGTCGCGGCACGGACCGGGGAAGGCGATGTCGCACTTGCACGGCAGCATGAAGGGGTTGCGCACGCGGGCCGATGCCCCGGCGCTGTAGGCGTAGTTGTGCGGGTAGTCGTGCGGGTAGTTGAGCCCGGCGTCGTCGGTCGGCTCGACCGCCGCCAGCACGATCTCCTCCTGGCGCACCCACACGGGGCGGTCGGTCAGCACCGTGCACTCGTAGACGGCCATGGAGTCGTAGTGCTCCCACTCGCTCACCTTGCGGTTGGGGATCCAGCAGCGCATCCAGCTGCCGCCGGCCCAGAGCGTGCCGGCCTGCCCGGTGCGCACGTCGTAGTCAAGCACGTCGGCGAACCGGTTGCGCTCGCCCAGGCTCCCCTCGCGCATGAACACGGCCAGGGACAGCTCGCGGATCTCCGGGCCGAACGATGTGACGCGGCCGCCCGTGCTGCGGTACGCCTGCTCTGTGTCGAAGATGTCGAGCTGCCCGAAGTGCCAGGGGCCCGAGTCGCCGCCGAAGGCGATCTCGTCGCCCCGGGAGTTGACGTACCTCAGCTCGCGGATCATATGGCCCCCTTGTTGTCTTTGTATGCGCGCATGAACTCGCGCCCGTTGAGCTCGGCCCTGAGCACGTCCGGCATGGCGGCGGCCATCATGGCCGGAAGCTCCCGGCGCAGCGACGCCACCTCCCGCGACAGGGCGCGCATGTCGGCCGTCTGGGCCGGGTCGCTCCTCACGGTCACGGTGCGGCTCGCGGCCACGACCGCCTCGTGGCGTACCGACACGCGGGCCGCCGCCTCCATGGCCGCGGGCGCCGACGAGAGGGCCGACGCCTGGGCGCGGGCCACGGCCTCCGACGCCAGCTCGATCTCGGGCAGCGCGGCCATCATGCCGGCGGCGTAGTTCTCCACGGAGTGGCGGCCCCACTCCTCCTCGCCCTTGCCGGCGTTTCGGAGAGGCCCTTCCACGGGCACCGAGTGCCCGAAGATCTTCCGCACCACGTCGGCGACGGAGGTCGCGGCGGTGCGCGCGAAGCTCTCGGCGTCGCTGATGCCGTTGGCGAAGTTCCTGCCGGACTCCTTGCCCCATCCGTGGAACTTCCCGGAGTTCTTGTTCATGTTCGTCGCGGCCGTGGCCATGAGGCCGGCGTTCGTCCTCGCCGTGCTCTGGTAGAGCGGAAGACCCGCCGCGAAGTTCCGGCTGGCGTTGGTGCCGTCGGCGTTCATGATGCTCGGCAGCCTGCCGGTCTGCGCCGCGGCGGCGCCCACGAGGCCCGACGCCGATGAGGACATGGCGCCGCGGTAGGCCCCGTAGTTCGACGCCAGGCCGGAGCCGCCCTGTGTTCCGGACGTCCGGTTCTTGCCCACGAACTCGTCGAGCTTGCGCTTGATCGTGGCCACATCGCCGTCGTAGTCCTTGACGAGCGCGGCCAGCTCCTCGTCGGAGAGCGCCTCCAAGTCCTCCACCGACGCGCCGGCCTCGGCCATCTTGGCCACGAAGTCGTCAACGCCGACGCCCGAGCGCTCGGCCATCGACTGCACGGCGAGGCCAACGGCACTCGCCATCTCGTCGGTCGCGGTCGCGGCCTCGCCGGCCGTGCGCTCGATGCCGGCGGCGGTGGCGGCCTGCACTGCGTCCCAGCCCAGCCCGTACTCCTCGGCGATGGCCTCGAAGCTGCCCGACGTGTCGTCGGCGAGCAGCTGCAGCACTTGGGCGTACTCGGGGCCGAGCCCGGCCACGTAGTCGACGAACTGGCGCTCGTAGTCGGTGGAGCACTTATCGTAGCACCTCGACAGGTTCTCGCTCCACTTCTCGGTGGCCTCGCGGTTCTTGCGCAGGGTCTCCAGCATCTTGTCGAGGGACACGTCCTGCTTCTGCTCGATCTCGTCGAAGGCGTTGCACGTCTTGGAGCTCAGGTCCTCGAACTGCTTGGTGAGGTCGCCCGATTCCAGGCCGAGGTCGTAGAGGCGCTGGGCCAGGTCCTCGCTCGTCCATCCCGCGTCGGACATCGCGGCGGCGAAGCGCGGGGCACCGGCGCAGTACTCGTCCAGGCTCTCGGCGATCTTCTGTACCTTCTCGGCCAGCTCCGCCGACTCCTCGGCGAGCTCCGACTGGGCCTGGGCGGCCACCTCGGTCTCTGTGACGGCGACCTCCAGGCCCGCCCCGTACGCCTCCACGGCCTCCGAGGCGTCCATCTGGCCCGACTTCACGGCCTCGACGGCCTGGGCCAGCGCCTGGTCGTGGGCGGCCATGTCCTGGGCGAGCTGGAGCGCCCGCTCCTGCTCGTCGGAGTTCTCCGCCTGGGCGGCGGTGAGGTCGGCCACCTGCTGCTCCAGGTCGAGCTGCGCCTGGGAGGTGTACACCTGCACGTCGCCGAGCCTGCCCCAGGAGGACACGTTGCGCTCGGTCTCGGCCGTCAGCTCCTCCTGGGCCCGCTCTAGCTGCGCGTCGAGGGACACGCTCTCCTCGATGAGGGAGTTGTAGCGATTCATCGCCGCCTCGCCGCGGATGCGGTCGGCCTCGGCTTTCGCCAGGTCGGCCACCGCCTCGGCGGTCGTGCTGCACGAGTCGGTCACCTCGTCGTAGGCCACGACCTCGCGGCCGGCCGCCTCGTTCAGCGAGTCGGTAAGGGCCGAGAGGCGCGCCTTCTGGTCGGCGTTGCGCCCCTGCACGGACATGAGCGACGCCACCTGGTCGGCGAGGTTCATGATGGCGCCGGCCTGGCTGTCGGCGTCGGATTTCGCCTCGCGCAGGGAGTCCATCAGCTCCCCGTGGCCGTCCACGGCGTCCTTGCACTCGTCGACGAACTGGCCGAGCGACTGGCGGGACTCTTCGAAGGCGGCGGCCTCCTCGTCGTATGCTGCCTTGGCGCGCGCGGCGGCGTCGGAGTTCTCTCCCTGGGCGGCGCACGCCTCCTCGTAGCGGGATTTCAGGTCGGCCACCTTCTGCGCCTGCTCGCGGCTGGCGGCGGTGAGATCGAAGGTGCTCTCGGCCGCCTCGGACGCCCCGCTCGCCCAGTCCATGAGCAGGGGGATGGCCCCCGAGATCAGCGTCACGATGCCCACCAGAGGCAGGGCGACGAGCGCCGCCCTCAGCACGCCCATGGCGCCGGCCGCGACGGTCGAGGCGGTACCCATGGCCGTCGTGCCCGCGGCGGTGGCCGTCGCGGCCGTCCCCTGTGCCCTCGTGGCGGCGGCGGACGCCTTGCTGGCGGTCTCCTGGGCCTTGGTGGCGGCGGTCTGCTCCTGGCTCGCCAGCTTCGCGCGCTGGATGAACTCGGCGAGCGACTGCATGGCCTTGCCGACGGTCTGGATGTTCCGGATACCGCTACCGAAAATGGAGAGCATGGGGCCGGCGGCGGCCGACAGCGCCAGGCACGCCAGCACCACTCGCTGCTCGTCCTCGCTCATCTCGTCGAACGCCCTGGCTCCGCTGGCGATGGCCTCGATCAGCGGCTCGGCGGCGTTCACCACGTCGAGCATCCCGCGGCAGAGCGGTCCGCCGTAGGACTCGGCGATGGCGAACACGCGGTTCTTCAGCATCTCGAACTGCGCCGACAGCGACTCATTGCGGTTGGCCACCTCGGCGTCCAGGGCGGCGTTCTCGCCCCACGCCTTGTTCGCGGTGGAGACGGCCTTGCCCAGGAACTCCGAGTTGTTGGCGAGGCGCTTCATGGTGTCGGTCTGGCGGATCGACTCGATGCCGAGGTCGGCGAGCATCTGGCTCATGTTGCCGCCCGACTGCACCGCGCCGTCCATGCCGACGAGCACCGCCGAGAGCGCTCCCACGGCGTCCTGCCCCCAGGCCGTCTTGAACTCCTCCACCGACATGTTCGCGGTGGCGGCCCACGTCTCGATGGACGAGGCGTTCATGGCCACGTCCTTGTCGATAGTGGACATGATGGTGGAGATCGCGGTGCCGCCGGCCTCGGCCTCGATGCCCATGGACGAGAGCGCTGTGGCGAGTCCCAGCACATCGGCCTCGGTGAGGCCTATGGACTTTCCGGCGCCGGCGATGCGCATGGCCATATGGCTGATATCGGCCTCGGTCGTCGCGAAGTTGTTGCCCAAAGCGACGATGGTGGAGCCGTAGTTGCGCGTCTCGTCGTGGGCCATGCCCATGATGTTCGCGAACTGGGCCAGCTCGGTGGCGGCCTCGTCGGCGCTCATGTTCGTGGCGATGTCCAGGCCGCTGACCACCTCGCCGAACTCCTGCAGCTCGTCGATACTGTAGCCGAGCTGCGCGCCAAGGGCCTGGATGTCCAGGATCTGCGACGCGGATACGGCGTTGGTTTTCGAGAACTCGATGGCCGCCTTCTTCAGCCCCTGGTACTGCTGCTCGGTGCCGTCCACGGTCTTGCGGACGCCCGTCAGCGAGTCGTCCACCTCCACGGCGGCCGCGACCGACGCCGCGCCCATGGCCAAAAGCGCCGGGGTGACCGTGCGCATGAGCGCGCCGCCGATCTTCTCGATCTTCTGGCCCACGGGGGCCGCCTTCTCGCCGAACGCCTGGAGGCGCGCCCCGGCCTTGCCGAGGGATGACTCCATGGCGTTCTGCTTCACAATGGAGTCGGCCAGGGCGCCGCGGTAGCCGTCGAGCCGCTGCTCGCACATGGCTATGTCGCTTTGGAGCTTGACCCATTGCTCGTCGGACATGCCCTCCCTGCCGATCTGCTGCTCGGCCGCCCTCAGGGCCTCCAGCTGCTTCTCGGTCGAGGAGATCGCCTTGCGGTAGTCGGCCTGCTGCTGCGAGAGCAGCTTCACGTTGCCGGGGTCGAGCTTGAGCGCCCGCTCGATCTTCTTCAGCTCGGTCGGGACGCCGGACATCTCCTTCTTGGCGCTCCTGATGGCTGAGTTCAGCTCGGTCGTGTCGGCGCCGAGCCTGATGGTGAGGCCCTTGTACTCGATGGCCATGCGGCCTCCTATCGGATTGTGAAAGTGCTAGCCGAGCAGGCGGTCGATGTCCGCCTGGGTAGCCTTCCTCGGCCCCGGCGCCCCGCCCTTGCGCGCCCCCTCGGATGCGAGGTCGGCGAAGGCGACGGCGTCGTAGTTGGTCATGCGCCTAATGTCGGCCGCGGAGAACCCGCAGCGACAGAGCGTCAAGACGGTGCGCCAGGGATCCCAGCGATCCGGCGAGCCGTCTCCTGGCCCGCCCGGCCTCTCGGGGACGAAACAGCTCCGCCGTTACGGCGGAGTCGATCACCCCCACGGTCTCGGCGGCGTCGCCGAGGGTGAACTCGCGGGCGTCGAACTCGCGCAGCCACTTGGCGTAGGGGCTCGTGGAGTCGTCGGCGCACCGGGCCATGGCCCAGGCCGCCTGCAGGAACGCGCACACGTCGGTGTCGTCGTCCCTGTAGGCCGCCACCAGGTCGGCCATGAGGTCGCGCCCGAACTCCCGGCGGTACGCCGCGAGGGCGAAGGGGCCGCCCTGCATCCTCACAGGGCGGCCGAAGATGATCCCCTCGACCATGGGCTTAAGCCGCTGCCTCGGCCTCGAACTTGGGCATGACGACGCTCTTGTAGAAGCCCTCGAAAGAGATCTTGTCGTCGGTGGAGGCGGGCAGCACGTAGCGGGCCGTGGTCACCTTCGGGAACTTCACCGGCACGGCGGTCACCGTGGACTTCTGCGTCTGCGGGGTGGTCGTGTCCTCGGTGGTCTTCGCCTCGGAGGCGGGGCGGGTGGCGGTGCACTCGAAGAAGACCACGCGGCGCTTCTGGATGTCGCCGGACACCTCGAACGCCAGCGCGAAGGGCTTCGGCACGGCGTCGGACACCTCGACGAGGCCGCCGCGGTCGTCGTGCTTCCAGCCGAGGGCGGCGATGTAGAACTCGTCGGGGAACATGACCATCTCAAGGTCGCCCTCCCATCCCGTGTTCGCGATGGAGTTGAAGTACTTCTTGTTGTCCGCGAAAAGCGCGTTCGTGGAACCAGACGGGTTCAGCGCCAGGTTGATGGCGCCCGGGATCCTGATCGGGTCGCCCCAGGCGTTCTCCCCGGTCTTCGGGAAGATGGTCACGTTCTCCAGGCCGAAGAGCACCTTGTCGCCCGCCGGGGTCGTCTCCGTGGAGGCACCGGCCTGGGGATTGGTTTCGTTCTCTGCCATTATCTTGCTCCTAACATGTCGAAGTAGTAGACGGCTCCGAGCGGGGCGCCGAGGTCCGACGAGTAGGTCTCCTCACAGGCGTAGGCGATGCCGTGCGCCTTGAGGGCGGCCTCTACGGCGGCCATCGACTCGAAGTCGGGGCCGTCCGTGTAGAGCCGCACGCACCAGCGCGCCAGCTCGAAGTAGTTGGTGTCGTCCGCGTACAGGTCGTCCCTGCCGCAGCGGAAGAAGACGGCGCGGGGCAGGGGCGGCGGGTCCGCGGGGGCCCACTGCCGGTACGCCGCCTCGATGCCCGCCTCCTCCAGGATGGCGAGGACGGGCGCGGTGTCTGTGTTCCTGGTCATCGGCTCGCCTCCCGGACGATCACCTGGGCGGCCACGTCGGCCGCCAGCTCGATGTGCGGATGCCCGGCCACCGTCCCGCCCGTGGCGTTGCCGCCGAAGTCGTACTCCCTGTGTCCGAACTCCAGCAGGTGCGTGAGCGACGGCTTAGCCGCCTGGAACACGCGGACGTAGTAGCCGGTGGGCCCCAGCCCCGCCTCTGTGCGGTAGCGCCAGCCCTGGGCGTACTCGCCGGAGTCCCTGGGGCTGTTCGCCTTCAGGAAGTTCACGGCGGCCCTTCCGCCCTCCTGGACGGCGGCGCGCATGTCGCCCTGCACGTCCCTCAGGAACTGGTCGAGGATCTTCTCGACGGCGGGGCTGAACTCGTCGACGGTCATCCCGGCCATCACGCCCCCCTGTCGGTCACGCGCACCACTGCCTCCGAGTCGCGGTCTCCGGCGGCCGAGATCGAGAGCACCCGCATCTCGCGCCCGGCCACGAGCGCGCGCAGGGATCCCTCGCGGTGCTTATCGAAGAGCGCCGGGTGCGGCCGGCAGAACAGCTTCGCCGACTCCTGCTGGTTCTCGGCGGCCGCCTGCCAGTACTCGGTGGAACCGAGGTCGCGCATCCGGCACCATCCCGCCCAGAAGGTCGACCAGCCGGCGGACGTCCTGCCGTCCGGCCCCTTAGAGCTCTTCTTCTCCTGCAGGACGAGCCGCGTGTCGTAGTCCCTGCCCATGGATGCCCCCTAGATCAGGTTGAAGTCGTGGGCGGACAGGATCGCCTCCAGGGTGCGGTTAGCCGCCGACCCTGACGCGTCCGCCGTGCGGTTGTCGTACATGTCGCGGGCGAGCGCGAGCACCGCTATGGCGATGGACTCGTGCTCGTCCGCGTACTCGGGATCGATCCCGTAGGCGCTCCCCACGTGGTCAAGCGCCGCCCGGTAGCACAGGCGAGCGAAGTCCGCCTCGGCCTCGTCCAGGTGCTCGGGGTCTAGGCGGAACTGCGCGAAGAGCACTTCGTCGGGGATGGCCGTGGCCCTAAGCGCCGGCATCGGGCTCGGGGTCGGACTCTCCGCCTCCGTCTCCACCATCGGCTCCACCTCCCTCGCCGGCATCGGGCTGGGGGTCGGGCTCTCCGCCGATCAGCTCCACGGGGTAGCCCTCGTCCGCCATGCGCGCCGCCGTCTCGTCGTCGAACTCGGCCTCCTGGCCCGCTCCCATGCAGGCGAGCATCCCTGCGAACGACTCGGAGGCCCTCACGCGCGCCATGGCTAGGACGCCTTGAACTTGAGCTGCGCGATGGCCTGCTCGACCTGGACCTTGGCGTCCGCCTCGAGCCAGCAGAACGCGCCGATGGCGTGCTGCTCCAGGAACTTCTCGCGCGCGATCTCGATGGTGGGCTGCTCGGCGAACTTCACGGCCAGGCCGGACATGTCGCCGTAGTAGATGCCGGTCTTGCCGGCGCCGGGCGCGGCCATGTTGTCGGAGGTCGCGACGTTGTGCCCGAGGATCACGTGGCCGAACGGCGACGTGACGTCGTACTGCAGCAGCGGTCGCCCGTCGCCGTCCTTGAGCTTGCGCGCCAGCGAGCGGGTCTTGCGGTTCATGATCCACATTGCGCCGTGCTGCAGCTGGTCGGGCACCGCGTCCTGCAGGTCGATCAGCTCGTCGAGCGTGATGGCCGAGGTCGCCGCGGCGGTCACGGTCTGCTTCACGCCGGCAAGGCCCTGGATCTTCCCGGCCGTCCCGTTCAGCAGCTCGCGCTCGATCCAGCGGGCCGCCTTCTCGGAGATGTCGTTCACCAGGAACTCCACGAGGGCCACGTCGGTGGCGTTCATCATCGAGCGGGAGATCTTCGCCAGGGCGCCGGCGAGGTAGCCCGTGAGAGAGATCTTCTTGAACTTGCCGGAGCTGGCCACCAGGCTCGCGAACTCATCGGCGTAAGCCACGTTGACCGAGCTCGTCTCCTCGTCGTAGTACGGCAGGTCGAGCTGGCCCTTGACGGTGTACTTCGTCGAAGCGCCCAGGATCGGCGAGATGTCGTAGATGCGCTTGACGATGCGGTTGGCGATGGTCACCGGAATGACGGCGCCGTTCGTGCCGTCCGATCCGACCGCCATGTTGACGTCGGCCGGCACCGTTGTCCCCGCCTCGTCAGCGCGCTGGATGACGCCGCCGGTGGCGCCGGTGCGGATGTAGCCCGCGAAGGCGCGCACCTCGGCCGCTTCCTGCGTGTCTGCCGCGACGTCGTCGGGCACGGCCAGTATGGCGTGCTGGGACTCGATGCGCCCGATGGTGGCGTCGAGCGCCTTCACCTCGCCGTCCAGGCGCTCGAGCTCGGTGTTCTCGGCCTCGTCGAACGCGCGCAGCTCGTCCAGGGCCCGGTTGTTGATGGCGTTCATCTGTTCCACCATGTCGTTGCGCTTCTCCTTGAGCGCCTTCAGCTGGAGCATGGTCGTTGTCATGTGCTTCCTTTCCGGGCATGAAAAAGGGCCGCCCTCCCGGACGGCCCGATGCCCTGCGTTCTCTCGATCTTCCTATTCGCCCTTTAGCTCGCGGATCCTCGCGCCCCACGCGGGGTCGGGCCCCTTGGGGGCCGGATCCTCGGCCTCGACGCTCACCGACTGAGCCTCCATGGCGCGGATCTGCACGCCGGCCCCTCCGTCGCCCGAGGCGCGCGTGAACACGCTCGTAGCCTCGTAGCAGGGCAGCTTGCTGTCGTCGATGATCGACACCTCAACGAGCTCCAGGCCCGTGACGGTGCGGTGGGGCATGCCGCCCCGCTCCTCGACGGTCTGCTCGGGGTTGCGGAAGCCGAAGCTCCACCCGCGCAGCTTGCCGGCGCGCGCCTTCTCCACCACCTCGGGGTCGTCCACGGTCGCGCGGGCGAACAGGCCCACGGCGTCCTCGAACAGCACGAGGCCGGCGGACTCCCGGCCGAGCTCGCGCCCCTCGTCGTGGTTGAGCAGCATGCGCCTGTCCCCGTCCATCGACAGGGCGCGGGCGAACGTGCCGGGGGCGATGGTCTCCGTGAAGTACCCGCTCCCGTCGCGCAGCGGGCGGCTCTCGCGGCCCACAGCGTTGACGTAGCCGCTCACCTCCATGGTGTCGTCGGCCCTAACCTTGATCTCCATTTCCTTCACCTCCCTCCGCGGGCTCGCTTCCGGTCGCCTGGCCTTCGCCTGAGGGCAAATCGTCCAGGCTCACGGACTTGCCCATGTTCGGGATGATGATCTTTCGGCTCTCGGGGTCGAGCAGCACGTCGTTCAGGCCCAGGTTCACGTACTCCAGGCCCAAGGGCGGCATGTTCTCGGCCCTGCGCGCCTCGTCGACGGTCTCGAAGCCCGCCTCCTTCTTCAGCTTGTGCGTCTCCCACCGCTCCTTCGGGTCTCCCTTCGTGAGCTCGGTCAGGTCCACCTTGAAGAAGTGGCGCACGGCCCCCGACTTCTCGCGCTCCAGGAGGAGGCAGCGGTCGTACTGCGCCTCCATCTGGGCGATGATGGGGCCGATGCAGAACCGCGAGTAGTTCTCTCGGGCCGACTTCGAGGCCCCGTCGGTCTTGCCGGCGGTCAGGATCTCAGGCGGCATCTGGAACAGCCCGCAGATGTCTGCGGAGTTGACCTGCTTGTTCTCGTTCAGCTGCATCTCGGTGGATGTGGTCGAGGCCTCCTGGAACTGCACGCCCTCGTTGAGCACGAGCACGTTGTCGCCGGACGAGCGGAAGAACCGGCGCCATGCCTTCTTCAGGGCCTCCAGGGCGGCCTTGCCGAGCTTTTTGGGCGCCGTGAGGTAGCCGCGCTTGTTGCCGGCCCGCCTCACCAGGGCACGCTCGTAGGCCATGGTCTCGAAGGCGACCATGAGCGCCCGGGAATTCTGCTCGACCACCGACGTGCCGGTGCGCCCGTCGCGGGTGGCGCGCAGGAAGCGCATCACCTGCCACGGCTCGTAGCGGCGGCCTGCTATGAGGAACACGCAGCTCTTCATCACGGGGTCGTAGGGCCCCGCGTCGATGCAGGCCACCTCCTCGGCCTTCACGTAGCGCAGGCTGCGCACCCGGTTCGAGTAGCGCTCCTTGTCCACCACGATGTGGCCGCCCGACGCCGAGCAGAGGAAGTCCATGACGACCGCCCTCTTGATCTCCGGGCCGCTCAGCGTGTCCCCGGAGTCGCCGTTGAGCATGGCGGCGCGCGGGTCGCCGGCGACCTCGGTGATGGCCGATCCGTCGTCCCGGTACAGCCTCACGGGCAGCGACGCGATGGTGTCGGCGATGGTGCCGACGCACTTCGCGAAGGCGGGGATGGACAGCGCCTGCTCGCGCGTGATGACGGAGCCCTCGTCGGCCCACGAGTCGTCGCCGAGCAGCAGGTCGTCCGCGCCCGGCTCCTCCGGCGGCTCGGCCGAGGGCGGGTCGGCGGCCCGCGCGATCAGGTCGAAAAGGCCCATGCGGCCCCCTTTCCTAGCTCTGTACGAAGAAGGCCCCGGCGCCCTCCAGCTCGTCGATCTGCATGAGGCACGCGGCGTTGATGAGCGCCGCCACCATGTCGATCTTTCCGTTGGACTTCTTCTTGTTCACGTACCGGTTCAGGTTCGTGTCGTACACGCACCTCGCGTTTGCGAAGTTAGCCTCCAAAAGGTCGTTCTCCCCGTAGCGGAAGCGCCCGGACTCGATGGCCTCGGCGAGCAGCTTCGTCGGGGCGTGCAGGACGCTCGAGTGCTGCGCCACCTCCACGACGGCCAGGCCCGCGGCCTCCCACTTCTGGGCCGAGCTGCGGCAGTTGTACCTGTCGTACCCGACGCCGGCGACTGTGCAGCCCGTCTCATCCTCGATGGAGAGCACGAACCGCTCCACATCGTCGTAGCTCACCACCATGTCGCCGCACGGGACCGCCCAGCCCCGCTCGGCCATGGCGCGGTAGTCCAGCTTCTCGGCGGCGCTCTTCTCGTCGATCTTGTCGGCGGGGAAAAAGGCCCTAGAAGCGGCGCACAGGTTGCCCGCGGCGTCCCTCCAGCACCACGCCACGGCGCAGTTGTCGCTCGTCATGGCCAAGTCGACGCCGACCCACACCGTCTCCCCGGCGGGGTCCGGCTCGTAGCCGGAGCGGCAGCGGCGCAGCGCGTCGAGCGACACGTAGGACTCGGTGCCCATGCCCTGGTAGCAGATGTTCAGGTGCTTGGTGATGAAGTTCTCGCGGTACTTCTCGCTGGCAACCGCCTTCTTGCGCTTGTTAGCGATGAAGTCCCAGTTCCTCTTCAGCTCCAGGGGCAGCGGGTTGCCCTGCGCCATGATCGCGTCCGACGTCGCCCACGCCTTGGTGTCGTCCGGCTCGTAGAGCAGCGCGAACAGCTCGTCGTCCTCCACGACGCCGTCGAGCACCTGCTTTGCGTAGGCGACCTCGGTCTCCAGAGGGTTGTCGGTGGTCGGGTACTTGGTCGAGATGCAGAAGCCGAGCGGGTTGTCGGACATGAGCTGGCCCGACCGCATGGCCTCGATGGGGTAGATTATGGGCAGCGCGCCGATCTCGTCGGCCACGAAGACGTCCACTTCCTTGGCGTCCATGCGGCTGGTCGAGTAGTTCAGGGGGCGATACTCCGACCCCTGCCGCTTCGAGCGTATCCAGTCGCGGCGCACGTCGAGGTCGCCCTCCAGCGCCTCGTCGTTCACCTCGATCAGCGGCTCCAGCGCCTCCTTGATCTCCCGTGCCAGCGATCCGTCGGGCGCCACCGAGAAGAAGCGGGAGAACCTCGGCTCGAAGATGAACAGCAGGAGCATCAGGATCGCCACGATGAACGTCTTGCCGTTCTTGCGGCAGATCTCCAGAAGGGCGCTCCTGTAGCGCCTCCGCGACGGGTCGTCGCGCCTCACGCAGCACAGAAGCGCCGCGATGACGAGCCACTGGAAGCCGGCCAGGGCCTCGGACACCGTCTGCCCGCGCCTGGGCCCCTTGGCCATCTTGAGCGCGGAGAGCACGTCGCCTATCCTGTCCAGCTTGCCGCGGTCGACGAGGTAGACGGGGTGCCCCCCGTCCCACATGCGCAGGAACTCGGCGCACTGCTTCTTGACGTAGGCCGGCGCCAGGTCCTCCGGGGCCGCGTCCACCCACTCGGCGCTGAGCGTCCCCTCCACGACGGCGCGCGCGTACGCGGCCGCCGGGTGCTCGGCGCTCACTTCGAGGCGGCGTCCCAGACCGACACCGCCTTCTCGGCCGCCGCGGCGGCGTGGTTCGCGACCTTCGCCCGGGCCGAGCGGGACATGCCGAGGTCGGCCATGCAGTCGCGCATGGACTTTCGGCACGACTCGCGGGCCTGGCGCACCTGCACGTCCTCCAAAAGGCGCGGATCGGCGTCGATCATGGAGTCGTACAGGGCCTTGCGCTCGATGGCGAGCGTCAGCTCCTGCAAAAGCGGCGCGTCCATGTTGCACAGCGAGCGCTCCGGGAAGCAGCCGGCGAGGAACCAGTAGCTGGCCTTGCGCGAGTCCTTCCACGACTCCGGCGGCGCCAGCGCGTCGCTCGGGCCCATGAGCGCGCCCTCCGCCCTCTCGCGGGCGTCGCGCTCGGAGTTGGAGATGCGCGTGGTCGGCGAGAGGTCGCCCACGCTCTTCGCGGGGCGTCCCATGGCGCCTCCCTTCGCGTCGGAATTTCACCGGTAAAAAACAGTCCGTGTGTTCGAGGGGGCGGCGGTGGTGGGGGCCGCGAGGGCCCCTGAGATCCCGCGAGGGGCGGGGGGATCACCCGAACCGGCCCCGGTGCCGCCCCATCAGCTCAAGGAGCTCAGAACGGCTCACGTCGCCCCGCTCCGCGCGCCTGTGGCACGCAGGGCACAGGGTCGCCACCCAGTCGGGATCCGATTCGGTCCCCGACCCCAGGCCCCCCTCGCCGAGAGGCACGACGTGGTGCCCCTCCAAGCCATCGGTCGTCACCAGGCCGTCCAGCTCCATGCACATGACGCACGTGCCGCCGTCGAGGCGCCTAGCCTCGGCCCTGCACCTCTGCCACTCGGCGGAGCCGCGGAACGCCCGGGCCTCGGACGGCCCGCGCGGGCCCGGCCTCGGCGCGGCGCAGGCCCCGGCCTCGTGCACGCGGCCGCATCTGCGGCAGACTACGCGCACCGGCCGTCCATCGGGCTCTCGGCGTTGGCGAAGCACTCCTCCAAATCGCGCCAGCGCAGCTCGCTCACCACGGAGCCCGCCGCCGGCGTCCTAGCCGCAGCGATGTCCGACGGCCTGATGCCCAGGGCAACCAGCGCCGCCCTCGCCGTCTCCGTTCCGAGCTCGCGCCACGCGCGGATCGCCGAGCGGGCGATGTACCCGATGCCGACCATTGACCTGCCTCCGATCTCCCCCGGAACGAAAGAGGGCCGCCCAAATCGTTGGACGGCCCCGCTTCCGAGGAGGGTAAGGAATCTCGTCAGCTCTTGCGCTTCTCCCGAAGAACCCCGATACAGAATATCAGGTTTCGAGGTGTCATTTGGTGTCATCTTTCGCGATGTCACTCCGCCGCATCCGGAAAGGCGAGGCGCCTCCACGGTTCGGGCATGACGGGCCACAGCGCCACGTAGGCCGACTCGGCGAGCCGCAGCGTCTGGCTCTTCGAGTAGCGCAGCTCCTCGCCGATCTCGCGCCAAGTGCGCCCCGCCGTCCTCATGGACAGCAGCATGCGGTGGCGAGGATCGGCCATCTGCAGGAGGCAGCGCCTGAACTCCTCGCGCTCCGAGGCGAGCTCGGCGGCGTCGGCCTCCCACTCGCGCTGCAGCTCCTGCGTCCTCTCGACGAGCGCGAACACGGCGTCGTCGCCGTGCTCCGACCCGCCGCCCGGCGAGCGCGAGAGCGACTGGGCCCTCACGGCGCCGGCCCTCGCGTCCGCCAGCTCGGTGGCGACCACCATCTCGTGCAGCTTGAGGTCGCGCACGTGCTCCACGTACAGCCTCGCGGCGAGGGCCATTCCGAGCGGCCCGTGGCCCTCCGGGCTAGCGGCCATGCCTGACCCCCATGACCTCAAGGGCGAGCTTCGCGTGCTCGCTGGCGCGCAGCGGGTCGGCGGGCGTCCCCGCGCCCGTCCAGTAGGGCGATGTCGCGAACTGCTCGCTCATGCCGCCCTCCGGCCTCTGGGCCCCGACGAGCGCCATGGCCACGTCGCAGAACCTCACGTAGTCCTCGCTGCCCTCGTCCATGGCCGCGACGAAGCCGGACAGGATCATCCGCAGCGCCGCCTTGTCCGCCACCACCGCCCCCGGATACTTCTTCGCCAGGCGCTGCAATTCCCGCGCCCTCTTCCTCTCGCTCGACTTCGACATAGCGCATCTATCCTTTCGCTAGAATAACTCTCTTTTTTCCGTCCGCGTCCGTTTCATCCTCCGACGGGTGCGGTGCATGCTGTAGCCCCCGCGCACAAGGTGGGCGCGCCCTTGGCGCCCACCGTGCATGCACTGCCCCCTGAGGGGGTAGGGTGTAAACCCTATTATTTAATATAGCCTTTACAACCCCCCCTCCTTGTAAGGGCTAATAGCCTTTACAACCCCCCTCCCCCAGACTCAAGGGTGTAAAGGCTCGAATTTACACCCCTACACCCCCTCTCCCGCTTCCTCTCCGAAGCCCGCCAGCATCGGCTCCAGCTCCGCGTCGTAGAGCACCCAGGTGCCCTCCTCGTTCTGCCTCGCGCGGATGGGCGACCACTTTGCCGTCGAGCGCGTCCAGTTCTTGAGGCCGGACGCCGGCAGCTCCTCGCCGAGGATCCGCTGCACCTTCTCGGCCATGCGGTCGCGGGTCGGTTTGACGCCCTCCCGCCCGCACTCGTCCAGGGCCTCGCGCATCGCCTTGACCTTCGACCTCTGCCCCTTGGACGCCCTCTCCTTGGTCGCCCTCGTCCCGCGCGCCTTGGCGTCGGCCACGGCCTCCGGGCTCGTGTCGCCCTCGGCGAACAGGTCGGAGAGCGCGCCCGTGGCGTCGCGGACGTGGGCCGGGTGCTCGAACCACAGGTTCACCGGCTCGAAGCGCGGGAACTCGCGCAGGGTGCCCTCCACGCGCCACGCCGTCATGGCCAGCGCCCGCGCCCTGGCGGCCTCCACCGCCCCCATGAGCGCCCCCTCGTTTCCGGAGGGCCGGCACAGCTCGCGGGCGGCCTCGATCATGGGCCACTCCGCCAGCTGGGCGTCGGGCTCCACGATGTCGCGCCACCCCTCCAGCTGGGGCAGCGAGTCCATGAAGTCGGCGCAGGCCCTCACGGCCGCGGCCCCCGCGGCGGCCTTGGAGCAGTCCTCGGTCACGTGCAGCTCGATCATATCGAGCAGGGCGTCCGGGTCGCGCGCGAACACGTCCGATCCGCTGGCGCGGTCCATCGAGCGCTTGCCGCCCTGCAGGCCCTTGCTGTGGTGGTGGCAGTACACGACCGCGCAGCCCAGCGCGTCGGCGACCTTGTCGAACTGGTTGCAGAACGCCGCCATCTGGTCGGCCGAGTTCTCGTCGCCGGTGATCACCTTGTAGATGGGGTCGATCACCACCGCAATGGGCCGGGTCTTGAGCGCCCGCCTGATGAGCGCAGGCGCCAGCTCGTCCATGGGCTTGGACTTGCCGCGCAGGTTCCACACGTCGATGTCGCGCACGTGCTCGGGGGCCGTCCCCATGGCGCGGTAGACGTCGCGGAAGCGGTGCAGGCAGCTCGCGCGGTCCAGCTCCAGGTTGACGTAGAGCACCCGGCCGCGCGCCTCCACGGGGAAGCCGAGCCACGGGACACCCTCCGCGAGCGCCACGCACAGCTCGATCAGCGCGTAGGACTTGCCCGCCTTCGACGGGCCCGCGAGCAGCATCTTGTGCCCCTGGCGCAGCACGCCGCCGATCAGCGGCGGGGACAGCTCCGGCAGGTCGTCCCAGACGTCGGCCAGGCTCTCGGGGTCGGGCAGATCGTCGGTCTGCTCGTCGTACCACTCGCGCCACTCGGCCCACGACTCGCATCCCAGGCGCAGGCCCATGAGCCACTGCCTGCGGCCCCCGCGCATGACGCCGGGCATCCTCGACAGGCGGCTCGGGTTCTTGTTCTGGGTGTCCACCGCCAGGCCGTTCTCGCGGCAGATGCGGTACAGCTCGTCCACGCGCCGACGGTACTCGTCGTAGTCCTTCGCGTCCACGCGCACCACGGCGTGCGCGCTCTTGCCGCCCGAGGACACGAGCGCCGTCACCGGCAGCCGGAGCTCCCGGATGATGGCCACCTGCTTGTCCACCGGCAGCGAGTCGGACTCCACCAGGGCGTGCCGGAACTCGGCCACGTTGTCGTTGCGCACGCCGCCTCCGTCCAGCGGGTTGAAGCGGATCCACGCGCCCGCCTCCGGGTTCGGGCGGCCCAGGGCCGCGTCCAGGTCGCCCCCGTGCTTCTCCAGCGCCTGCAGGAGCTCGCCGGCCGTGCGGTCGTGCGGCCCCTTGCCGGACGGCACCCATCGGCCGTCCTTGTCCCACGCCTCGGTGACGTAGCCCACGGTCTCGCCCGGCTCGAACACGGCCTCCAGGTAGGCGGCCAGGTCGCGCCAGCCCTCCCAGCCCTCGCCGGGCTCCTCGATCTCGGCGCCCTCGACCCACGTCGGATCCACCACGCGGGGGCGCGGGGCGCCCTTCTCCGGCGACGCGGACACCTCCGAGTCGTCCCAGCCCATGGCCTCGCCCACATCGCGCGGCGGCTCCCAGCCCCGGTCGCGGGCGGCCTGCACGAGCGTGCCGCCCGTCACGGGGGCGCCGGCGGCGTTGGCGTCGGAGAAGCCGTCCCACTTCCGGCGCAGGGTGCCCTTGTAGCGGGCCGCGTCGCGGGCGGCCCAGGCGTCCCACGCCTCGAAGGGCAGGCCCTCGTGCTTGAGCGCCATGCCGATCTCCACGAACTCGGAGTACTCCAGGGTCGCGGGATCTATGGACTCAAGCGCGTCGAGAAGCGCCTTTGCGCCCATCGCCGTCACCTCCTTTCCCTTTTCTCGCCTTGCGGCCGAAGACGCGCCGCTCGAGCATCGCGCACTGGCGCGCGCCCGGCATCGGCACGTTTATCGGCCGCACCACTTGCTTCCTCATTCGTCCTCAGGCTCCTTTTCATCGGCGTACGCTATCGGCACCCATCCCCACGGAACCTTGAGCGCCCTGTCGCCTCGCTCCAAGGCCCGCAAAAGGGTGCTCCTGTCAACGTTCGCCGCCATCGCCCCCGCGCTCACGGATGCGTAGCGGCGCCCGTCGACGTACACGGGGATTCGCGGCGCCCTGCGGCCGGCGAAGCGCCTCTCAGGCTCCGGGGCCGGAGCCTCGCAGGCGCGCACCAGCTCTCTCATCCTCAGGCCCAGGGCTCCGCACACGCGCTCGACGGCCCCGAAGGTGACGCGGGTGCCCTCGCACAGGTGCTTGACAGTGTGGTACGGGACGCCGCTCTCGCGGGAGAACTCGGCCATGGAGCCGCGGGAGTCGATCTCGCGGGCGATCAAGCGGGCCATCTTCCTGCGGTTCATCGGCACCTCCTAATCTCGCCAATCGACATGCAAAACACCAGCCCCAGGGGCACCAGCACCGCCGCCAGGGCGGCACAGGCTAGCAAGATGCCTCCTTCGCGGCGAAGTCATCAGGACGGTGGCAACGGTGGCGCGGGCCGTATCCCTTGTAGTCGCGGGTGAACAGCCGCGCTCCCTCGATGCTCTTCCTCCACGCCATGACCTCGGGGCGGCATCCTTTCACGGAGCCTCCCCTGCTACCGTACTTGCTCGTGCGGCAGTGGTTGGCGCAGTTTCCGCACACTTTCTCGACTTCGCTCATTCAGCCCACCACCTTCGCGCCGCAGTTCGGGCAGAAGTTGAAATAGTCGTACTTGTTTCGGTTGTGCACTTCTCCACAGGCATCGCACCTGTAGGCGCGGTAATACGCGGGGAGGTCTCCGTCGTCGTCGCACATGGTCATGTGGCACGTGCGCTCGGCGCGGGTGTTCCACCCTTCGATGGCCTTCTCCTTCCAACTCCGCTTGTGGTCGTTCTTCGCCTTAGGGCCTCTCGCACCGCACTGGCCGCACACAACGGCACCGGAGCAGTTTGGCCTGTACTCGACCAGTTTTATGTTTCTGGCGTTCTTGCAGTGCGGGCAGGGCTTCAGCTCATCGCTCATCGTTCTCCCCCTTTGGCTTGCTCGACCATATTGACGTATACAGCAGCGCCCATGGCGCCGAGCACACTGCGCATCTCTTCGTATGTCTCGAGTCCGCTGCGGTGCGTATCGACACACAGGCTCGTAGGGACTTCGCCCCGCGTGACGCACCCGCACACAATGCCGTCGCACTCGACCTCCTCCACCTCGCCGTTGCCGGCGTCTATGGTTACCTTGATCATCGCTCTCCTCCCCTCAGGTCGCGCTCGCACATGGAGCAGTGGCTGATGGGTATCGAGCAGTAATCGTAGATGTCGTTGAGGCAGCAGCCGCCGTGTTCGTAGTCGATTGAGAGCCGGCCATCTAAGGCATAATGCGCACGGTGAAGCTGCCGTTGTCGACCATCGCGTCGCCCCAGCACTCCCTCGCAGTACTTGCACATGGCTAATCGCCTCCCTTCGCGCCCATATCGCCCGCATTCAAAAATTGCAACTTAATCTGCAATTCCTCTCTCGCGAACCTCTCGTCAAGCTTCGACGCTGGGTATCCTATGTGGAAGTCGTTCCACGACCTCTCGTCCATGTCAAGCAGATCGGCCCACAGCTCGGGATGGCTGGCTCGCAGGGCACGCAGAGCGTCCAGAGATTGGAGCGGGCAGCACCAGCAGCTCACGCGCTTGTTGGCGTCGTAGAGGCCGCCCCAGTCGTATCCCCTGTCGAGGCAGTAGGCCAGGGCATCTGCCTCGGTCACGCCCCAATCCACGAGAGGGTAGGAAAGCCCTCGGCAGCGGTGCGTCTCGTCCGCCGCGATACCGATGTGCTGAACGATCTCTCTGCCGTCTGCATTGCTCAGCAAGTGGGCGTTTATGGTGCTCGTCTTGATCTTCGTGCACCATCTGGCCCTGGGCCTCGCCCAGCCCCATCCCGCCTTACCTTTGTACTTGCCTCTGGTTCGCACGTGGTCGAACATCCAGTAGTCGAACGACTTCTCCGGCTTGAGCCGTGTCACCGATACGCCCGTGTTCCGCTCGACGAGGGCTATGTGGTCGTGCATCTCCGGAAACTCCCAACCTCCGTCGAACCACACCACCTCGTCAATCGGCATTCCGCGATCGAGCATCATGAGGAGCATGGCCGTGGAGTCCTTGCCGCCAGACAAGCTCACGGCGTGGTACGGCATCATTCCGCGCCTCCCGTCCGCTTGTCCAGCTCGCGCTGGCGGCGCAGCAGGTCGAGCGTCATGGCAGAACAGCAATCGTTGCACCCGTAACGCTTCTTCGGGCTCATGCCTTCGATCTCAGCGGGGCACTCGTCGCATTCGTGTTCACGACACTGCCAGTATTCGAATTGGTCTTTTCGCGCGTCCTCGTCGATGCGCTCCTGGGTGTCGGGAGGGGTGTGGGTGAGGTTGGACGGAAGCTCAAGCTCGCCGCAGCAATCGACGTACTCGCGCGTCTCAGGTGTGGAGCCGTGCGACAGAAGCACCTCAAGGCGCTCGCCGTCGCTCAGCCTGTACACCGTCTCGCCCGCAAGGATGGGCAGCCCGTCGGCTCCCAGCACCTCGGGGGCGGGGCGCTTGACGCGCTCTCTGTCGAGCAATGACGCGCTGCGCTCATCAACGAACCCGAGGCAATAGGAACCATTGAACGTGTTGATGCAGTCAATCGTGCACGTCTCGCCTGTGTACGGGTGCTCAGCCTTGTCTCCGATATGCACCGGCTCGCCGTCCTCGAAGCGGGGGCGCGGGAGGAACCAGCGGTCGAGCCAGTCGCCGATCGGCTCCGCGCCCTTCGCGTACAGGCCCGTGTAGTGGGCCATCACCTCCGACAGCGGCCTGTCGGTCGAATACGCGGCCTTCTTCTTGGCCTCGGCCAGCTCGATGTCGATCTTGTTGGCGAGCAGCTCGAACACCCTGCCGTTGTATTCTTCGACATCCAAGGCCATAGCGATTCCCGCGACGCCGGCCGACCAGTTGTCGTCGGCGTTGTACCTCAGAATCTCGCTCGCGGTCATCTCTTCCATTATTTCCTCCTCGGGAGAAGGGGCCGCCCGCGGGGGCGGCCCGTCGTCTACATCTGAAGTTTCGCCTGGGGCGCGTAGGTCGCCGGGTCCACGTTCCCCGGCGTGCGCCAGCCGTTCGCCTGGATCCGCGAGATCATGGCGCTCGCGGCCTCCAGGGGCCACTCGCCAACGCGGACGAAGCCCTTCTGCTCGAGGAACCGGATCTGCTTCGGCGTGGAAAGGCCCTCGGCGCGGCGCTTCGCCAGCTTGTCCAGGATGAGCGACGCCTTGCCGGCGCACTCCACGGCGTCCGGCAGGATGCCGGCGCGCTCCAGCGCGGCCCTCTGCTTGTCGGAGGCCGGGGCCATCTCCCATCCGAACGAGGGCGCGTAGCCCATCAGGTCGGCGTCGGCGATGCTCATCTCGTACTGCAGCGGGTCCACGAGCTTGCGCTTTCTGGTGCGCATCTCCTTGAGCTCCTTCTGCAGCGCCTCCTCGCGCTGCGCCACCACGTCGGCCGACGCGGCGCGCTCCACGGCCTCCAGCTCCTCGGGGCACCCCGCCGCCGCCAGGCGCTCGGTCATGGCCTCGGCCACCTCCGGCGTCGACGCCACCAGGTGCGCGGGCCGGCACAGGTCGTGGCGCTCGGTGTGCCACAGGAAGTCCAGGAGCAGAAGCTCCGTCTTGCCGGTCTCCGGGGACAGGCGCGTGCCGCGGCCCACCATCTGCTGGTAGAGGCCGTTGGAGCGCGTGGGCCTGAGCACGATCACGCAGTCCACCGCCGGGCAGTCCCAGCCCTCGGTGAGCAGCATCGAGTTGCACAGCACCTGGTAGCGCCCGGCGTCGAAGTCGGCCAGCACCTCGGCGCGGTCCTCGCTCTCGCCGTTGACCTCGGCCGCGCGGAAGCCCTTGGACTCCAGGATGGCGCGAAACTTCTTGCTGGTGGCCACGAGCGGCAGGAACACCACCGTGCGGCGCCCCATGCATCCCGCCGCCACCATCTCGTCGGCGATCTGGTACAGGTACGGGTCGAGCGCCGTGCCGAGGTCGCCGGCCGAGAAGTCGCCGGCCGACTGCCGCACCGCCGACAGGTCGATGGACAGCGGCACGGTCTGCGCCTTGATGGGGCACAGGTACCCGTCGCGGATCGCCGCCGGCAGCGAGTACTCGAAGGCCACCGAGTCGAACACGGCGCCGAGGTTGCGTCGGTCGGCGCGGTCGGGCGTGGCCGTCACGCCGAGCACGTCGGCGTCCGGGAACCAGTCGAGCACCGCGCCGTAGCTGTCCGACACGGCGTGGTGCGCCTCGTCGATGACGATGGCGTCGAAGTCGCCGTGGCCGAACCGCTTGAGGCGGCTCTCCCGCATCATCGACTGGACGGAGCCGACGGTGACGCGGAACCACTCGCCCGCCGAGGTGCGCTCGGCCTTCTCCACCGAGCAGCCCAGGCCCGTGGCGGCCATGATCTTGTCGGCCGCCTGGTCCAGAAGCTCGCCCCGGTGCGCCAGCACCAGCACGCGGCCGCCGGCGTCCACCACCCGCTTGGCCACGTTGGCGAAGACCACGGTCTTGCCGCAGCCCGTGGGGAGGACCAGCAGCGTCTTGCGCCGGCCCTCGCCCCACTCCGACATCACGGCATCGACCGCCTGCGCCTGGTATGGCCGCAGCGTCATGCCGGCCATGCTACACGCTCCAGCCCGGATGCTGGGCCTGCGCCGGCTGCGGCGGCACAGGCATCGCAGCCTGGATCGGCGCCGCGGGCTGGGCGGTCGATGCCTGCTGGGACGACAGAGCCCGCGCGATGCGCTCGTCGCCGGGCAGCAGCCACTCGTCCACCTCGTTGCTCTGCCCGGTGCCGCCGTCCTTCTTGGGGTACTCCCGCACCTTCAGCGCCAGGTATCCGCTCTTTCCCTCGACCTGGTTCCAGGCCACGGGCACCTTCCCCTCGTCGTTCTTCTGGTATCCCAGTGACTGGAAGAAGCGCGCGATGCGCCAGGCCATCTTGGTGTTGAGCATAATCCGCTCGTGGACGGTGCCGCTGGAGCCGTCGGCGCCGATCAGCGAGAGCGTGAGGTGCGCGCGCGGGCACGGCGCCATCTTGGCCGACCCCTCGAAGCGCTCCTTCTCCAGCTTCTCGACGCCGAAGGCGTAGACCCCAGCGGGCAGCAGGACGAACGCGCCCTCGTCGGACACCTCGCCCATGTCCCAGTCGAGCTCCTGGCCCATGTCGTTGCTATCTGCCATGCTTCGTTCCTTTCTCTCAGAAGGGCACCGGTTCCTCGGCCCTTACCTTGTCCATGTGCTGCTTGAACTTCTCCCAGTTGGCCGCTACGCACCCGTCCAGGTAATCGGCGGGGTAGCTCTCCGCGGGGGTTTCCGGCGTGAAATTCCCCAGCATGACGGAGGCCGCCATGACCTCCCCGCACGTGTAGCCGTCGGCCGCGCACAGCTGCGCGACCCGATCCCACTGCGGCGGCAGCTTGCCGGCGATGGCGGGCGTCTCCGGCTCCGCCGTCGGTGCGACCGTCGCGCCCTGGGCGCCGTAGGTGATCGTCTGGCCCGGCCCCACCACCTTCGGCGCGGGCGCGCCCGCTTGGCGCGACGGCGCGGGGGGCGCGTCCATTGGGCGCGTCGGCGCGGGATTTGGCAACGGATTTTGTTGGCAAAGCGGTTTGGCAACGCTTTTTGTTGCCGGCACCGCCTGGCGCATATCGGTCACGTGGGGCGCGACGAGGTCGAACGACAGGGGCGACTCGTCGGGCAGCCCCCAGCGGTTCTTGGCGTCCCAGCAGGCGTGGTGGCTCGCGTACATGACGCGCTTGCCTCCGCGGGCCTTGCCCTTCGCGGCGAAGCCCTCACCGACGGTCTCCACGATCGTCTTGTAGTTGATGAACAGCACCGCGTCGGCCCACTCCTTGACGAGCGGCGCGACCTTCTTCTGGAGCTTAAGCTCCCAGCGGTCGTAGGGCGCCGCCTCGTCGGGCTGCTCGAACTTGCGCATGGCCGCGTGCGCCGCGAGCACCACATTCACGCCCGCGTCGGCAACCTCCGTCAGCTTGTCCAGCAGCCGCCCGAACTCCTCGGCCAGCTCGGTGTGCCCCTTGCCGTAGCCGGGCGTCTCGATGGAGTCCCATTTCCGCTTCGCGCAGATGCTCTCGGCGCACAGGCGCTCGGCCCAGTCGGCGGTGTCGATCACCAGCGTCGCGCAGGGGCGATCGGCGCGCACGGCGTCCACCGTGGACAGGAGCGCCGCCCACGACCTCGGCGCCTCGGCGCGGGCCACGTCCAGATGCGCGCTGCCGCCCTCCACATCCACGAACAGCGGGTCGGGGAACTGCGCGGCCAGCGTGGTCTTGCCGATGCCCTCGGGGCCGTACACGACCACCTTCTGGGCCTTGGGGACGACTCCCCGCGTGATGTTGAGCGCCATCTAGATCACCCACCTCTCCGCTCGGGCGTCCGGCCCGTAGAGGGCCTCCAGGCGGTCGGCCGTCGGCTCGTCGGGATCCGCGCCGGGCGCGGCCTCCGGCTCTCCGCCCTGGGCGTAGCTCGTGCCGTCCTCGATGATGATCTGGCACGTGCTGTCGGTGGCCACGCGGGTGCCGATGATCTGCAGCCCCTCGCCGGCGGCCCACTCGCCGAACTCGGCGAGCGTCGCCGGGTCGAACTGCTCCAGCTTGTCCACGAGGACGAAGCCGCAGGCGGGCTTCAGCGCCCGAGCGATTGCGGTGGCCACGCGCAGCTGGTCGGACCCGCTCATGCCGTCCCACTTCCGGCCGTTGTAGGTCAGCTCGCCGGCCTCCACCGACAGCCCCGGCAGCGGCAGCGGCGCGCCCTCCAGGAGCGCCATCTTCTCGGCTCGGGCGGCCTCCACCTCATCGGTCAGGCCGTCGTACTCGGCCTTCAGCGCGTCGGCCTCGGCCATGGCGTCGGCACGGCGGCGGTTGTCGCGCACCCGCCCGTTCACTGCGTCGATCTCCGCGATGGACGCCTCGATCTCGTCGGTGGCCTCGTCCACCAGCTCCTGGGCCGTCTTGGATGCCATGGCGGCGGTCTCGGTGGCGTCCTGCAGATCCATCACCATGGCGCTGCGGCGGGACTTGAGGTCGGCGATCTGCTCGTCGATGCGAGCGAGGTCGGCGGTCAGCGCCTCGACCCTGCGCGACGCCTCGGCCGCCTCCATGCGCTTTCGCTGGTTCTCGGCGTTGCGGGCCAGGATGTCGGTCTGCCGCTTGATCAGGTCGGCGGCGCTCACCGGCTCCTCCGGCGCGTCGGGGTCGAATGGCATTTCCTCGGCGAGCGCCCGCTTCTGACGCTCCTGCTGGCCCACGAGCGTGCGCTTCTCGTAGGCGCTCTGCTCGCGCGCCTCCAGCTCGTACAGCTTGTCGCCCACGCCGATGACCTCCAGGAGCGTCCGCGCCTTCTCGGCGCTCGTGGACTCCATGAAGCGCGGCAGGTCGATGGCGAGCTGCTCCACGAACGAGTTCAAAAGCTGCTGGCCGCCTCGCTTGCCGGAGGGGTCGGTCACCTTGAGCGAGCTGTTCTTGCCGGAGCGCTCCACGGTGATGCCGTTGGAGAGCTCGACCTTCAGGCGCGGGTCGAGCACGCTGCCCTCGCGATGCGGCTCGCTCGGGCGGTAGCGGTCGCCGCCCAGCGCCCAGGCTATGGCGTCGAGCACCGTGGTCTTGCCCTGACCGTTGCGGCCCCCGATGACGGTGAGCCCGTCGGGCGCCGGCTCCACGGCCACCGCCTTCACGCGCTTGACGTTCTCGGCCTCCAGGGCCGTGATCTTGACGCTACTCGTCGTCGTTGTCGTCATCCTCTTCCTCCTCCTCTTCTTCCTTCTCCGAGTACTTCTCGATGGCCTTTCGCACCATGTCCGCTAGCTCCTGCTCGTCGGGGGCGGGGCGGTATCCGATCGACCCCATGGCGTCGCCGAGCGCCAGCCAGCTCCCGGCGCTGTTGCTCGGTCGCGGGTCTCCGTCCACATACCTGGTCCACAGCGGATCGTAGCCAAGCGATAGGAAGGCGCGCACGATGTGCCCGGTCTCCACGAGCCGGTCGGCCATGCCCTGCTCCTCCAGCCACTTCTTCACGCCGTAGTCGTACGGGTTAGGCGACGTGCCGAGGACTCTGCAATGGGCCTCCACGATGGGCATCATGTCGACCCAGAAGTCCTCGCGCTCGACCATCTGGCGCGCGAGCCACGCCGATCGCGACGCCAGGGCGTCGGCCATGAGCTTCTTTGTCCGCTCCTCCTCTGCGCGGCGCGCCGCCTCCTCGGGATCGTCTCCGGATCCCTCGAGGGCGGGGCCGTAGAAGCGCACCTCGGGGCCGTACCAGTTCTCCTCGCAGATCCAGCCCACCGTGCCGTCGGGCTGCCCGGCGAACACCTCCGCCACGCGGTCGGCGTACGCGCAGGCGCGGTAGGACCGGCCCTCACCGTTGGCATCCTCGGCGGTCTCCGCGAGCGGGACGCCGGCGGCCTCGCACGCCTCGCGCAGTGCGGCGACCTTGGCGGCCCTCTTGTTGGCCTCCTCTATCTTGCGGGCGACGCTGCGGTAGCCGCACGACGAGTCGTCCTCGGGGGCGTCCAGCACCCTCTTGCGGTCGTCGGGGTCGTCGAACTCCTCGGCCGCGAGCAGGTGGTCGATGCTCATCTGCTCGGTGCCCTCGCGGGCGACCTTGGCCACGCGGCGGGCGGTGCCGCGCTTGAGGCGCGCCGCCTTGTCCACCTCCTCGGGGGCCACGCCGACGGCGAGCATCTGCTGCACGCCGCGCGACAGCTCCGCGTCGGTCAGCTGAGCCTTGTCGTCGGTGGCCAGCATCGCCGCCATGGCGTAAGCCTCGTCGGCAGAATCGCATACGACCGCGAGGCAGCGCTCCACTTGGCCGCGCTTCGTCATGGCGCGCCAGCGGCGCTCGCCGTCGATGATGCGGTACATCTGCCCGCGGGCGCTCACGCCGTCGGGCACCACTACGGGCGGGTTGATAGGCTCGCCCGGGCGCGGCGACCCGTCCAGCTCGAACGTGTCGGCCATGGTGTCCAGGTCGCCGAAGTTCTTCCTGGGATTGTTCGGATCCGGCCACATGGCGGCCAGCTCGATCTCCTTGAGTTCCATCTATTCCTCCTTGTCGGGTATCTCGTCGGTTATGGTGACGATCGCGCCGGGCTCCATCGGGTCGATGTGCGCCCAGTGCATGAGGCCCACCACGTGCCTCATGTTGTCGTCGGGCAGGACGCCGGCGGCCACGAGCCCGTCCAGCACCCACTTCTGGCCCGCCCCGGCCACGTTGTCCAGGTCGCGCCGCAGGTTCGGCTCGTACCAGTCGAAGGTGACCACCACCGGCCGCTCGAAGCGCGGGAGGCGCTGCTCGCGGGCCAGGGCGGCGATCCGCTTCTTGGCCGCGCGCGCCATGTCGTTGCCCGCGTGCGGGCTTTTCTGGATGGCGTCGCGCCAGTCGTTCAGGCCCTTCATGAGGCCGTCGACCGCCAGCACGGCCCTCATGCGACCAGCCTCGCCAGCGCGTCGCCCAGGGCGCAGCACGCGAGCCAGGCGGCGGTCCCGCCCAGCACCAGGCCGCAGAACCCCAGCGCGCGTGATACAATCTCGTCGGCCGCTCTGCGGTCGGCAACTGTGGGGCGCGGCGAAGCCGCCACGCATTCGGGCCGCGCCCCCTTCCCTGTCTTCGGCATCATGCCGCCTCCATCTTCTCGGCCCATGCGGCGATCCCCGCCACGCGGATCAGCTTCTTCCTCCCGCTCTGGATGTAGGGGATGTGCTCGGGCGAGCTGTTCGCCCAGGCGCGCATCATCTCGTCGGACACGCCGGCGATCCTGGCCGCCTCCGCGATGCTCACGTACAGCGGGACGCCCTCCCGCTCCTCTTCGGCGCACATCACGCGGCCCCGTCCATCACGGCCAGCGCGTCGGCGAGCGCGTTGGCCCGCACGCTGTTGCCGCTCTCCCGCGCCGCGTTGCGCAGCTTGCAGATGAGGACGCGCGCGGCGTCGGGGCACGGCGGCTCGGCGGCGGCCGAGGGCGGCGGGCACTCGGTCTCCGCCATCGACAGCGGCTCCTGGGCAGGGGCGTGCCGTACGAAGCCGGCGGGCTCGTCCATGGCGTCGGCGTCCGGGGCCTCGCCGGCGGCGTGCAGGCGGCGCATCTCGGGGAACACCTCGCAGAACAGCCACAGGCCCGCGCTTCGGCGCTCCTCGGCGTACTTCTTCGCCGGCGAGGTCACCAGGCGGTAGGCGTCGGCCTCGCCGACCACGCGCATGGTCTGCGAGCCGTACTCGTTGTCCACGGGGACGTAGGTCGGCGGCTCGGCGCAGTAGTAGCGCGCGCTGCCGGTGTTGGCGGCGTAGCCGCACAGGGCGGACAGGTCGCGGAAGAGCACCATGGGCTCGCCCTCGACCATGACGGCGCGCACGCTGGCGCCGCCCCGCTTGAAGGTCCTTATCTCCTCCATACGGGCTTCCTTTCTCCTCGGAAATGGCGCCCCCGCCGGGACTCGAACCCGGACGCCCGGCTTAGGAGGCCGGCGCTCTGTCCGTTGAGCTACGGGGGCGTGATATTCTTCTGAGAACCGGATGCAGCGCAGCGGGAAACGAGGTGAACATGGGAAACAAGATTACAGATGCGGATAACTTCATGAAGGACGTCTGCGCCGCCCTGGACGACCTCGCGGCGTCGGCCCCCGCCTTCGTCGAGCTGTCCGTCGAAGATGAGGTCACGGTCGAGTGCGACCGGTGCGGCTACTCGGCGGACATGGCGCTCGCAGAGGCTATCGGGGGCTCCTGTCCTCGGTGCGGCACTCCGTACACCGAAGAAGGTTGACGAGGCCGACGGTCTCGCGGAGCTCGTCGTTCAACTTCGCGACGGATCGGCGCGCCCTCTTGATCTCCTTGCGGAACGCGCTCGAATCCGCCTCCAGCTTCAGCGTGAGACCCTTATAGACACCAGCCATACAAACTCCTAACTTCGCTGCGCTGCATCCGGCTCTCAGATGCCCGGGGTCGCTTTTCGGCCAGCGTGCCCGGAATCGGCCATTCGGTTTTCAAGGTGCGGGGCCGCGCGCCCCTACTGTCGCGGCGCGCGGCCGGAGAACTCGTCCAGGCCCATGCCGAAGAACTCCGCCAGCGCCAGGGCGTTCTCGAAGCTCATGCCGCTCTTGCCGCGCTCGTAGCCGGCGATCGTGGTCTGCGCGATGCCGGTGGCCTCCGCCAGCTCGGCTTGCGTCAGGTTGCGGCGCGCCCGCTCGGCGCGGATCGTCGCGCCCACGTGAACCGCGTCCATCACTCGCCATCACCTCCCCTCAGTCCGTCGATGGCCGCCATGGCCGCCCCGAGGCCGCCGCCGAAGAACCGACCAGCAGCCTGGAGACGCCCTGGCCCGCGTCGCCGATGGCGAGGAAGGCGAGGCCCGTCAGCGCGATGGCGCCGCCGAGGCAGAGCGCCGAGACTCCCGCGAACCTCATTCCCGCTCGCCTCCCTCGCAGAACTTCTCCTCCAGGGCCCACGCGATCGCGGCGGCGGCCTCGGCGTAGTGCGGCACCGTCTCGCCGTAGCACGGCCCGCGGTCCCAGGCCCACACCTCGCGGCCCTCGGAGTCGCGGACGCACATCTTGGAGACGCTGCCGCCCTCGGGGAAGCGCTCGGTGGGGACGCCGTGGACGCTGGGGCCGTCGTACACCTTGGCGTCGAAGCTGTGGCCCTCGTCGGTGGTGCCGTGCACCCAGCCGCGCCCGTCGCGGCGGCCGATCTCGATCTTCATGGCTGGTTCCCTTCTGTTTTTTACTCTAATTTCGAGTAAGCATCTAGCATATTAACCGATATTTTACCGAAGTCAACGCAATTTTGAGAAAATTCTTGTTCATTTACTCTGAATTAGGTAAAATCTCGCTACGAAAGGAGGCGCCACATGAAAACGCAGCTCCAGAGAATAAGAAAAGATAGGGGCTTTAAGAGCGCCAAGGCCTTCGCTGATAGCATCGGAATGAGCGCTCGCACATATACGAATTACGAGCAGGGAGTCACATCCCTAACTCTTGAAAAAGCCTGGGAGTTCGCAGACGCGCTGGAGTGCACGCTGGACGAGCTGGCGGGGAGGGAGTGGCCCAGGCCCGCCTTCGCCGATCCCGGCCAGGAGGCGCTCAACGCCTACTTCGAGTCGATGAACAGCGCGGGGCGCGGCGCGCTCGTGGAGTCCGCGCGGCTGATGAGCGGGTCGCCTGACACGCGCATCGAAAAAGATAGGCCCGCATCTGCTGGAGTTCAGGCCGAGGAGAGGAGCGCTTAGATGAGCGAGAAGGGGAAACCGGACTTCTGGGACTCGACGGCCAGGTTCGGCGGGATCGTGGCCGGCGGCATCGTCGGCTCCGTGTTCGCGCCAGCCGTGCTGTCGGCGCTGATAGGGGACTGGATCGCCGGGCAGCTCGCGGCCAGCCCCGCCGCGCTCGTGTTCTCGAGCGCGCTCGCCGCCCTGGCGGGGGCCGGCGTCGCGTGCTCGATCGCGATCCCCGTGCTCAAAAGGGGCCGATCCGGGGACGTCCGGCGCATCGCCGAACTCGAGGCGAGACTCGCGCCCTACGAGGACGAGGAAGCGGCGACCGCCGCCGTCCTGGATGCCGCAGACGGCCCCGTCGCGGCCCTCCTGTCCCGCC